AAAGAGTTTCGCCAACGCAAACCTGATGGTGCGGGCGGATACATGTATGCACTTGGTGACACGCCAAAGGTTCTTTATAACCTGCCTGCGGTTCTTGAAGCAAAGAAGAAAGGTAAAACCATATGGGTTGTAGAGGGGGAGAAAGACGCAGACACTCTCAATGCTTTAGGAGATGTAGCCACAACGATGCCTGGCGGGGCTGGGAAATGGCTACAAATCCACACAGACGCACTTGCTGGGGCGACAGTAGACATCATCGCCGATAACGATGAAGTTGGTCGCAAACATGCAGTAGCGGTAAAGAAATCACTTGCCGAGGTTGGTTGCGATGTTCAGGCGTGGGTGTGCCCTAGAGAAAAAGACATCACGGACTTTCTTCTTGCTGGTGGGGACACAATGGAATTGGAAGTTCTCGTACCTGAAGACATTGACCACATCCCCTTAGAGCAAACCCCAGAAGCAGAATACGAAGAAGAAGTAGAGCCACCACAAACTACAGACGCAGTAGACGAGCGACCTTTAACAAAAACAGAAGAAACTGTTGAGCGTTTACGTACTCTTCTTACCAAAGAGGGGATGTCTGCTAACGCAATCATTAATCGTGCTGGTCTTTTGATCTCTGCCGCTGGCTCCGATGCCCCGATCAATCCTGGTCGTATGGTTGATTGGCAGTCTTTCATTGAAGAAGCGAGTGATGATGCTTATGATTGGGTGATCCCTAATCTTTTAGAGCGTAGGGAGCGAGTCATTGTTGTTGCTGCTGAGGGCGTTGGTAAGACGATGCTTGCTCGTCAGGTTGCGATCTTGACCTCTCTTGGTGTTCAGCCTTTTACTTTTCAAAGAATGAATCCGATCAGGACTTTGACCATTGACCTTGAGAACCCTGAGAGAATCATTCGTCGCTCGTCACGGAGCATCTTCGGGGCTGCGTTGTCGTATGGGTATGCGAAGAAGTCTTTGGCTCAAATAGTCATTAAGCCAGACGGTCTTAATCTTCTTTCACCAACTGATCGTCTCTTACTTGAGTCATATCTTGATAGGGCGAAACCAGAACTCTTGATCATGGGTCCTTTATATAAGTCATTTATTGATCCAGGTAATAGAACTTCGGAAGCCGTTGCTATTGAGGTAGTCAAATATCTTGATACTTTGCGTTCTGTTTATGGTTGTGCCTTGTGGTTGGAGCATCATGCTCCGCTTGGGGAGTCCCAGACGTCCCGTAATCTGCGTCCGTTTGGTTCGGCTGTTTGGTCTCGTTGGCCAGAATTTGGTATATCTTTACAGCAAGACCCTACTTCTATGGGAGAATATGTCTACGATGTAAAGCATTTCCGTGGAGAACGAGATGAGAGACATTGGCCTCTAAAAATGAAGCGAGGAGTAAAGTTTCCTTTTGAGACTTTGACCTTTAAAGAACCGTTAAGGTAGGTGCCCTCATGAGTGAAGGCGGAAAAGTGATGACAAGAGAGTTTCTCGCTGAGAGGGATTCTCGTATTTTTAAGATGCGTCAGGCTGGTGTCGCTACTTCTGATATCGCTAAAAGGTTTGGCGTTAGTGTTAGTGTAGTACAAAAGGCTATTCAGCGTCAACTAGAAAAACTAAACCGTGAAACTTTAATGGCTTACCCAGAAGTTTTGCGACTAGAACTAGAACGCCTAGACGCACTCCAGTCAGCACTCTGGCCAATGACTCAACACCGCAAGATCAGAACGGATGACGGGACTGAGATACAGGTAGAGCCAGACATGAAGGCTGTCCAGACAGTTCTTTCCATCATGAAGCAACGCTCACAACTCCTTGGCATGGAACAAAACAATGTCAACATCCAAATGGACGTCACCCAAAGAGACGCCATTAAGTCTACAATCGTCGGTGAGACCGAAGCGAGACCTCTAAGCCAGTTCAACCCAGAAGCAGAGGCACGGGGCTTGCTGGAGGTTATGGGTCGCTCTGGTGTTATCTCACAAGAGATGATTGACCAACTACTCGGCGAAACAACAGTTACTGACGTAGTAGAGGTATTTGCGCTAGAGTCAGGAGTGGAGGCAGATGCATCATGAGTGAAGAGAACAATATTCAGGCAGCGGTAGACAAACTTGCAGAGACTATGGATACGACCATTAGTGCGAGTATTAGCGACGATGACGGTCCCGCTGTCGCACAGATTATCGTGCGCGCAAATCATAATGACCGCGAACGATGGAAGGCTGCGGCTAACAAAGAAGGAAAGAGTCTTGCTCAGTTTATCCGCGATGTGATCAACGAACGAGTGACAGACATCCTTGACTGCTCACACCCTACAAATATGCGTCGCTATTATCCTTGGGCTGAATTCTGTCTACGATGTAACGCCAGAATTAAAGGCTAGCACTACGAATTTTGCGTAGTTTGATTCTGCGATTCGCAGGACTGAGTTTCATTGCTTCTATTTCGGCGAGTTGTCTTTTAAGATTGGCGATGGCGATACTTCCATTGCGTCGCTTTGCTACGCTTGTTGCTCCCCAAATTCCATGTTTCTCGTTATTGCCAATGGCATATTGGAGACACTCTAAAGAAACAGGACAAGCAAGACATATTTTCTTGATGTGCTTCGTGGCTCCGCCTGGCTCGGGATAAAACAATTCGGGGTCTAAGCCCTTGCAGGCTGCTTTGCCTACCCACTCTGCACGAGCACCGATGAGGGTAGTAATGATGTCTGTTTCCATACATACATACTACCGCCCATCGGCACCAGCGTCAAGTTTTTATTGTTATTTTATTGGGCAGGCTCCAGTAGCGCAGTCATCCAACTCAACTAAGCCCTCAAACGCAGGACGATGCAACGGGACTGAGAAGTCGATCTTATTCAAAGTCTTCTCATACATTTCCTTAGTGCATTCCTCATACGGGGGAAGTGGGAAGTTGTGGTCAGTGTGTAGAAGGAAAGAAACTGACTTCACTGAATCATCGTAGTTCTTTGACAACCATTCTTTGATTTCAGCAAGTTCTTCCTTGCGATAATACACAGTCACCGAAACAGCATTGTCTGCCCACTCGGTCTGCATCTTCTTCACCCATTCCAACTGAGCAACAGCAGTCATATCCTTAGCAAGAACAGAACCCTCAGGTGACTCGCACGGGAACTCAACAACAAAACGAGTGTGATCTTCTCTGCCGTCAATACCGACGTCGTACTGCACCTTGTAGCCCCGCTTGCGACACGCATCAACCAACGGGTCAGAAGAACCGAAACGAACACGACGAATGTAGTAGCGAGCAAATGCTGGGTGAATACCAGGAGTTACACCAGGAAGAAGCGAAAGAGTCCCTGAAGGCTGAACAGTAGTCAAACGAACAGAAACAGGAAGCCCATTATCCTTTGAATAGACGGCATCAAGGCTTTCCAACGCTATATAAGCATCAGACAACCAAGCAATCTTTTCAGCGGGGCACTGAAGAATACCCGTAACCGACTGACCAAGACGAGCATTCTTCTGAACAATCTTTGTTGTCTTCTCATATGGGTAGTTCATGCGAGTGATGCGCTTCTGCGTCTTGTAAAGAAGATACGAGATGTCAGTGAACTGTTCAAGTGAATCAATGTTCGGAAGGAAAATGGTTGCGAGGTTACATGACTCTCCGTCACCAAGAGCGATCTCGGCGCAAGGGTTGTAGCCCTCGATGGTGCTGTCCGACTTGTTAGCCCCGAGTCGTCCTACCTTGCGAGCAAGTTTGCGGTTGACTAAACCATAAGGTTCACCAGTTCCGTCGTAACCTTTCCAAAGTTCTGAAGCGATCTCGTCGTAACCATCTGCGTAGATGCTGTTGTTGCTGTTCGCTCTCCAAGCGGGAACATTACCTGAACCCCAGTTCTTTGCACGAAGGAACAAAACATCGTCAGGGTCACCAATGGCAATCTGTGCTGAACGACGCGATGAACCCGAAACAACAATGCGACCAATGATGTTGCAGATGTCCAGAACATCAATAGAGCGAAGTTTTTTGCCAACACGGTTTTCAAGAACTTTACAAATGTCCGAGATGCCATCAATGAGTGCGCCTGGGCCTGATGCT